GAGTATTGGTATTATTACCTTGAGGCAAAAATGATTGAGTAGAATCTGTATCATCTTTATAACTTTTTGGTCCTACTGGTTCATCATCTTCTGGAGGTGGTCTAGCTGGCATTGTTCCTATTCCTTTGTTCTTCAAGTTCCTTCAGGAATTGCAGGAGCATCTCAACAAAGAAATCACGTTCAAAAGGTATTAAATTTTCAATATCTGCAATAGAATATTTATGATGCTGAACCAAAGCAAACATAGAGATGTAATAATTCTCTAATGTATTGTGGTTCAGCGCAATGTAAAAAAATCTGATAGACTCGTCAGTTCAATTGTTCTAAGTTTACCATTAGCATTTGTATACTCCATCTTGTAATAAAGTTTTGGAATATTATTCATAAAGTTTCGGATATTTTCAAATGGTTTAATACCACAATCATCAAGAAATACCTCTAGATCTTCCTTAGTGTAGTCAGTTGCACTGAATAGATCGTCCCCAGAATAGACTGTATCAATACAACGAAGGATAAGTTCGTAGTAAGCTTGGTCACCGGACTTGAAATAATCTTTGTCATCAAATAGTGATGCTGGTGGATACTTCATCTTGATACCTATGTCATCAGTTACTTTAATGATCTTATCAACATTTTCTGGAAACTGAACATTTACATTCTTAATATCAATCTCAAAGTCATATACTTTTTGATCATCATTGTCTCTATAAGAGACTTTTACAACGTTTTCAACTGATACGGATCTTAGTTGTAGGAATAGATATTCAAGATCAAACATTGCAAGCTTATCAACATCAAATGATTCTGATAAAGAACAGTTGTTTACAACTTGCTTGATGGCTCTCAAAATATCTGATGGTTCCTCAGAGC